CTCTCCGTGATGCTTTAACGCACCCTCATAACAGATATCTCATAGAAATACAAGATTCATATTGCTTGGGACCACGAATAAGTGCATACTCCTCTTCAAGGAACTTATCGCTACCAGACAAGAACTCGGTCTTAGTTTTAACACCAAGCCGAGGCTTATCCATCCGCCAAATATCTAACGGATGATTGCCGCGAGGAATGAAGTTGAAACCTGACTTATAGTTAGAAGCGTAACTACGCAGCACCTCTTCTGCATCACAGTACGTGCTTTCGCCATACTTACGGAATTGCTCCGGAAAAGTTGCCTTCGTGGCCAGTTCAACAATAGGTGCATCCGGCTTTCCCTTAGTCCAAACTGCTCCCAAGAAGTGGACTTGCCCAACAACAGTCTTCTTATCATCATGAAGATGTAATCCAAAAGTCGCTAGATAGGCAGCCATCTCTGACAACTGAAAACGTCCCCTCTGCTGAAGAATGACGTCATCACCCAACACAAACAATTGCTTAGCCGTAAAATCCAAGCCAAACCGGCTCTTCAAAGCATAGCATAGAGCAACATTAATGATGCTATCAATGAGTTGAGTAAAATAAGACCCGCTAGGTACACCATGATTTTTCCCAGTATAAAGATGCCCATCAGGCATAACAATGGGAGTCCAGATAAAATATCTGACAATGGTCTTCCAACCAAACTCTTCACGGTCAGCCTCGCTAAACCATGTCGAGAGAATCCGAAATGCATGCTTAATCAATGTAGCACTTATAGTACTATCATACTTCGAATAATCCAAGCATATCGAGGTTCCTGGTTCGTCTTCAAAATAACGATGCAGTTTAGCACCGAGTTCGCATTTCGTCAAGCCAAAGGCCATCGGAGTCGTCCGAGAAAGGAACAAATCAATAAGAGGACGTGCGAATCGAGCTTCCATTATCGTCATTTCTAAGGGGTAACCCCAAACGAGACGAGTCTTGTTGCCTTTTTGCGTACGTTTATACGCAATACAAGGGTTAGGTGCTTTTAAGCCTAATCGAACTTGAGATTCCCGATCAAATGAATAGGTGAGTGCTTCACCTTTAGTCACCATCAAGGGTAATCCACTAGATTTCTTAAGCTTTAGAGCTTTCCTCGCCACCTGAGTGTCACTAAGGACAGACAAACATCCTGCAGACTTAGGCTTCGCAAATATTTTAAAAGCCATGCTTAGCCCGAAATACAAATGTTTATCAAGATGCTCAAAATGGCGCCAGTCCGTCGCATAACGCTCTAGTGCGTCATACAATTGCTGAGGATCATAAATGGAACGAGGGTCCTCTTCCCAACAAAAACCTTGTTGTTCCAGAATCTCAGCCACAAAAGGGTCAAACACACCTTTCGGGTTAGGTGTGCTCATTTGGGAAACGTAACGCTTAATGTTTACGCGTCTGAAGGGTCCACGATCATGTAAACACACAACCTTTACCTCCTTCCTAGAAATTCGGTCCTTTACGTGGCCTAACGGTAAATTTCTAGGAAACCAAACCAGCTAAACTCGAATAAACGAGACAAGAAATAAATCTTGACAGCCAGTTAAGGCTTCAGCAAATTAATGCTTCCTCAAATAAATGAG